CGTATACTAGGTTAATATAATATTATCCTAAGTTTCTAAATGGTGCTTGGAATACTGAGTTTAACTTATCAAAGATAGCGTTAATTTCAGCAATAGCCGTAGAACCAGTAATAGCTAATGTAACTCGTTTAGGACGAGGCATATTAGAATCAGTAGCAGCGCTTGCGCTAGTATCTACATAATCAATGTGGAACAATGAGTACGAAGTGCTATTAGTAGCAAAGTAATCTGTTCCTGAAACAGCTTGATTAGTAATTGTAGTTCCTAGGTAAGGACCAAATTTAGATTCATATCTACGTGCCCAAAGTGATTGTTGGTTAACTAAGTAACCTAACCCCTCAGGTTGTACAGCTTCTGTAGTTGTAGTAACAGTTGCATTACAATCTAAACCACAAGATAAACCAATAAAACCATCAACAACGTAAGGTTTTGTAAAATCAGTTGATCCAGGAGTAGAGTGAACTACAATACCATCAGCATCAGCTCCATCAGCAAATTGAACTTCTAAAGACCAAGTTGAATCAGCATAAGCTTCACCAGTTGCTTTAGGTAGTACTTGTAAGTCTGAACCACCGCCAGCAAAAGTTACTGTAGGTAAATGCCAAGGTCTATCTAAAGTAAGATTTAAACCATCAACAGCTTCTACTCTAAAGTAAGTTGCATTACCAGCAGCAACTGTACCAGCAGCGCCAGTATCAATCACACCAACAAAGTCACCAGCTACAGTTGCAGTAGATGCTCCGTAATGTACATTAGTTGTACAAGCAATAACATTAGAACCTTTAGTAAAAGTCCAGTTTTGTGTGTTATCATAGTCAGCCACAGTTAAAACAGTAGTACTGTTTCTTACTAGAGCAGCCATAATAGTTTCAGCTTTTGCGTTAGTTGAGTTCATAGCAGATTCTGCATCAGCATTAAGTTGCTCTGCAAGACCCATTGCTACATCCCATACAGCTCCGTCAGGACATCCACATGAAGCAGCACAACATCTAGTTACGTAAGAATATGTTTTAACCATATCTTGGTAACCATAAGTTTGAGCAATCACAGGAGATTCATAACGAACCTTAAGACAGTACTCACTTTCACAATCAACATTGCTTAAAGCAGAAATAGTAACTACTTTACCTACAGCGTCTACTGCAGCTTGCTCTGTCATCATTGTAATATTATTAGGCATGATAAGATCAGACTTAGTGTGAGATCCATCAGCATTCTGTACACCGAAGTAAACACCTTGACCCATAAGTATAGTAGTAATACTACCACTTGCTGTGACTTGGTTATCTTCTGCACTGTAAAGAGCTACCTCACCAGCAACGCCAGCTCCGAATACCTCATCGTCACTTGCAGCTGAATCAGCTGTGTTAACGATAACAGTCAAATTTTTCTTTTCCATTTTATTTTAGTTTAAGAAAATTAATTATTCATTTATTTGAGTCTTCATCATCTTTGTCTGAACATTAGGATTATCCATATCTCCAGACGCCAACATAACAGCAATATCTACTATCTCATGGTGAGTATGCTGTGCTAGCTCGCTATTAGCGTCAGCATTAACTGCAGTACCATCAGGTAATTGATAATTTCCCCCGACTCCACTAGGGAACTGTATTCTTTGCGGGTGTTTTATATAGTCTAAAACAAAGTTACTTATTAGAAACGTTCCATCTGTAAACCCTACAAGATCGCTACCACTAGGAGTATTTGTAAACACTATTGGTGTTTCTGCCCACTCAAAAGAGGGAGAATAAAAAGGATCTGTAAGAATGTTGTTTAAATCATCGTGTTGAGACTGTATACAACTAAGGTATCTCTCAGAACAAGATCCCTTAGTTGAAACAGCTTTACTTCTGATTAAAAACATATAGTCTCCAGGAAGAGAACATCCATAAGCTTGAGTCATACCTAAGTCAGGAAAAGCCTCTGCGATTGCAGGGATTACTGCTTGGGTAACTAAAGCTCTTAAGTCGTCAATTCGTTTTTGACTAGTTTCAAACCCACTTTTAGTATTATTAGTAGTGCCATAACGCTGCTTAACAAAGATCTCTTGTGCCTCATTAAGATACCAATCAATTTCAGGTATCAGGAGGTTTGGATAATTCCCACTAGCGACTTTGTTGAGTTTAACTTTAAACTCATAATGCATGTCTTGGACTGTCATCTAATTTACTTTTTAGAAGCAGTCTTTTTAACAGACTTAACTTCTTTTTTATCTTCAACTACTTCCTCTATTTCAAGTAATTCTTTTACTTTACGAGCAATGCTACCAGGCATTCTAACTTCAAGATCTGTCTTAAGTTTAATAAGAAGTTCTTGTTGTTTAGGATCAAGTAAATGTTCTACTGTATTATCATAGTCAAAACCAACCTGTTGATCGTTATAAAGATACGCTGTACCCTTACGTCTCAAGATTCCTGTTTTTTCTAAATCAAATACCATAGATCTTACTTTAATCTCTGCTGGTTTCATAGAAGCGACTCTAATAAATTCTTTAGTATCGTTTTCAACAATTTCATATAATTTAGCATATACAAAGTTATCTGAATTATTATCCACTGAACGACCAAATATTTTTAAAATATCTATCTTTCTTTGTGGAGATAAATCACTAAAGACAGCAACTGCTTGAGCTTTTACTTGTACAGCAGCAGCTTGTTTTTCAACTTCAACAGTTTCATCATATATAACATACTTAGCGTAAGGCCAGTCTCCTCTATCTAATTCTTTCTGCGAGTTAGCGCAAAATTTACTAGCTTTAAGGACTTTTAACTGAAGCTCATGCATAGGCACGTTCATATCAAAAATCATTGTTTTGTCTTCTAGTTTAACTTTAAAAGTATGCCAAAATTCATTACTAGGAATGTTAGTCAGGTCTTGACCTAATGACGAAGCTAATCTAGCCTCGTCATCAGTGTCCAGTCCTGTTGCTAATTTTCCTGTTTTTGAATCATGAAGTACTTGTATAACGTCAGCGGTTCCTTCAAATTTAGATCTACCGATATTATGAAGACCGTGCCATCGTTCCCGAACAATTGGTTTTACGTATACTAAGTTTCTACTCATCTTTCAAAAATATAATTAATACTAGTTTTCTTGAAGAATTAATTCTCCACAACGAGTTACGTCATCAATTTGAATACCGCACTGATCGTGAACGATCATTGTGTACGCATCTTTAGCGTTACTCATTAAACCACCTTTGTTTGCACCGTAAGGAGTTTGTAAACCAGATACATAACCTAGTTTATAACCATTCTTTTTATGTACATACTTGATGTTTGACATTCCGTTTTCACCACCGAAATCAAGGAAAGTAAATCTCATAGACTCTAAAGGTACTTGAAGACCCGAGTGTTGTTTGAAATTAATTTCACGATCATCGTAAATTGGGTTATGACGTAATGTTAATGTGATTCCATTAGGACCACGATATTTTACAAATTGTCCACCGAACTCTAAGTTTTGACCTTCACCACTGATAAATTTAGAATCAGTTGTTAAGAATGGAGAAGAAGCGTTCATCATTGCTTGATGGAAAGCTAACATACCATACTCACCTGTGTAAGCTACAATGTTACGGTTAGACATATCAACACGACCAAAGAAAATATCTAATAAGTATTCACGAATTAAATTCTCTGTTAATGTTGAATAGAAATGTACGTGAGAATCTTTTAACAATTCTTGTACACCTGGGCCTGTACGAGCAGCACGTCCGTTTGCTCCTGGCACTGTGTTAGAAGATTTGTTGTACCAAAGACCTCTTTCTTTTTCTTTATAGAATTGAATCCAGTATTCAGCTTCAGCATACTTTAACCATTTGTAGTCTTTGTATACTTTACCTTCTGCATCCATTAAAGCTGTTACTAAAGCTTGGTTAGCTGCATCACCAGTTACAGAATATTCTTTTCTATACGTAGATAGATTAGAACGTAACTTCATTGGTTTAGCATAAGTAGTAGAACCACTTTGATCGCCACCTTCTTCATATACAGAGAATAACTTGCTCCACTGTACACCAACTTTTGTATAATCTGGATCTAAGAATGAATCCTGATCGTCATTCATTAAACGTAGATAATAAATGTAACCGTCACCGTCAGCTACTGCTTCACGTTGAACTCTACATAAATAATCTTTGTCTGGAGTAATTACATCACCAGGTTTAAACCAGTCTTCGTCCAATTTGATTTTGAACTCAACACCGTACTTACCTGGAGTATTACCAGACTCTATATCTTCAATTGCTACTAGAGGTCTTGAAGATGATCCCATCAATTCCCATTCCCAATCGAATGATTCAATTTCTTGCTCTTTCCCCATTCCTTTAGTCATTGCTGTTAAAGGATTGTCTGCTAATCTTGAAGCAGTAAACACTCGTGTTAAAACTTTATCAAATTTATGAGGTTCTGCCATAAAAGCAGCACCTAAGTGATTTACTTCAGTAAAATTAGCGTGCATTGGGCGAGTCATAGTTACTAAAGAACTTTTTGCTCTTGCCATTTTTTAATAGTTTTAAATTAATTAATTAAATATTCCACACGTCACCTGAAGGGCTTACCCTTCTAGGTTTTTTTGTTACTACCAAAAGATCCTGCAGTATCGGTTTTTGTTTTACGATTCTGTAGTTTCTCTTTCAGATTAGAACTGTATTTACTAACTGTTTTAGACTTAACCTTAGTTAAATCAAAATCAGTCATTCTTAAATAAGCTCTCAAAATAAAATCATCCACTTGATTAGATGCTTTCATTTCGTCTGCTTGGAACTGAGTAACATAGTCATCGCCAACTTTAACAGTAGGTATTGTCATATATTCTATCAGTTCCTTTTTTTGCTTCCTAGAAACAGGAAACCCATTGATGTCACTAGAATCTTGTATAGTAGTGTTAATATTTTCTACAACCTCTTTACGTTTAGATTCTTGTTGTGCTACTGCCTCTTCTTGTTTCTTCGCTAAGTCAGCTTTACGGTTAGCTTGGTAGTCCGCTAGTCGTTGCTGTGCTTTTGAAGCATGTTTTCCGAGAACATCATTGTTTTCATAAAGCTCTAGATTTTCTTGAATCTCTTCTGGTGTATCACCTCTGAGCTTCATGTACTCACTAAGAACATAAACTTGTGCATTCTTAGCTTGCATATCTAATCTAGAAACATCTATATCATTATATACTTCTTTAAAATCTGATACTTTTCCGCCATTCATAATATGCGCTAGTAAGGCTTTACCGTCTTCAGGTAATCCTTTTTGAAACATATCTATTTCTTCTTGGACTCTAGATTTAACCGTTCCTTCAAACGCTTCAATAAGTCCCTCTTCAGTAGGCTCAAAATCTTCATTTACGTCTAGTATTTCTTTTTCAGATAACATTTTAGCAAAGATGCCAAACTCATTATCCTCTTGCTCTTCTTCTGTAGAATCTTCTTCAGCAGCAGGAGTCTCCTCTATAACTGAGTCTAAGTCTGGAAGAGTTTCTTCTTCTTTAGTTTCTTCTTTAGCTTCTACTACTTCCTCTTCGTTAAGATCTGGTAGTTCGGCT